ACGATCCTTACCTAACACCTAGCAATAACCAGCACATTACTATCAGCCCAATGGCTAACTTTAAGATTATTATGACTGTGCCACTCTTTGACAATGAGGGAAACCTTAACGGCATTGAAGATACTGTCTGTGGCGTGTTCGCCAAGTTAGCAGCATCATCTCTGGTCTATAATGTAAGCGCAATCAGCGCACCAAGTATTCTCAATGCTGCTTCGGGTGACCTACTCAGCTGTGAGATGTCCGTATCAATCCTTACGAGTTGGAGTTAATATGTCCGAGTGGGAAAAAGAAAACGAAGCCTTCCTGATCAAGATCGGGCAGGTAACACCAGCAACACCAAAGCCAGCAACTACTAAGAAAGACGAGGAATAATCTCATGGCTGTATTTCTAAACAATAATGTGGGCGTGAAGATCAACTCAGTCGATCTTTCAGACCATGTCACAGCAGTAACAATTAACCGCACATTCGATGAGCTAGAAGTAACCGCAATGGGTGACTCAGCACACAAGTTCGTAAAAGGCTTGGAAGCATCTACTGTAACTATTGATTTCCTAAACGACACAGCGTCAGCAAATGTATTGGCAACACTACAGGCAGCATGGGGAACAACAGTCACAGCTGTATTCCTACAAACAAAGGGAACAGCAGTCTCAGCGACTAACCCTCTTTACACTGTTTCATTGCTAGTCAATAACACAACAGACATCAATGGTGCTGTTGGTGACATTGGCACACAGTCAATCACATTTACTGCTAACTCAACAGTTGCAGTAGCAACTTCAGGTTCATTCTAAACAACTAAACAAAGGGGCAAACCATGGCAAAACTAAAGATCGTTCGTACAGATGGAAGCGTGCTAGAAGGCGAAATCACACCAGCCGTTGAATACAGCTTCGAATCTTATGCTAAAAAGGGCTTCCACAAAGCATTTCGCGATGAGGAAAAGCAGACCGATGTTTATTGGTTGGCATGGGAAGTAACACGCAGAGCAGGTGAATCTGTTAAGCCTTTCGGGATTGATTTCATCGAGACACTTAAAAGTGTTGAGGTGCTTGACTCAGACCCTTTAGCTTAAAGCGCGATCTTCCATTCACCTATCTAATTGCTAGGCTAAGCATTAGGTTGGGAATCGCGCCACAGCAATTATTGGAATTAGACAAGACCATGCTAGATGCTCTAGTTCAAGGTCTCAAAGATGAAGCACAGGAGGTGAGCGATGCCAGCAAGCGTAAAGGGCGCCGTTAATCTCCGTAAGGCACTTAGGGCTTATACTCCAGATCTTGCTAAGGCATTGCCTAAAGAAGTAGCAGCTGCATTAAAACCAATCACAAAATCTGCTAAAGGTTATCTTCCTGATAATGGATCAGTTTTAAGCGGATGGTTGGCTAGAGAAAACTCACAGGCTCGCTTTCCTTCTTATGATGCCAAGATTGCTAAAGCTGGAATTGGTTACAAGACCACACCATCCAAGCCCAATCGCAGAGGTTTTAGATCCCTTGCTCGCGTATTTAACAAAAGCGCAGCTGGTGCCATCTACGAAACTATGGGGCGTAAGACTCCAGATAGCCGCTTTGTGCGAAATCAGAACAGCAAGTTTAGTCAAAGCATGAAGGGCGATGGCAAAATGAAAGGCCGTGCCTTGTTTCGTGCTTATGAAGAAAACAATGGCAAGGCTAGAGATGCAGTTCTCAATGCTATTAAAGCTGCTGCAAATAAACTTAATCAACGCTCTACAGTGAGAGGCTAATCATGGCAGATATTATTATTGACATAGCCTCGGAGTTCACAGGCAAAAAGGCATTTAAGCAGGCAGAAAACTCAACAGAAGCCTTAATGAAGAATGTGAAGAAACTTGCTAAGACTCTTGGAGTTGCTTACGGTACTCAACAGATCTTGGCTTTTGGTAAGGCTTCAGTTAGAGCAGCAGCCGCCGATCAGAAGGCACAGCAACAATTAGCACTTGCCCTAAACAATGTGGGCTTGGGTCGCGATGCAGCTAGTTCAGAGGCATACATCCAGCGACTTCAAAGCGAGTTCGGCATTGTCGATGATCTTCTTCGTCCAAGTTATCAGACCCTAGCGGTAGCAACTCGCGACTCAGCCGAGGCACAAAGACTTCTCAACTTATCACTAGACATTTCAGCTTCTACTGGCAAGGATCTAGGATCAGTAACAGCAGCACTAAGCAAGGCTTATCTTGGTAACAACACGGCACTTTCTAAATTAGGTGTTGGTATCTCCAAGGCAGATCTAAAGGCCAAGTCTTTTGAAGATATTACAAATCAGTTAGCGGTCACTTTTGCAGGTTCTGCCGCAGCTGCAGCTAATACTTTTCAAGGTTCGATTGACAAGTTGGGCGTAGCGTCAGCCAATGTCAAAGAGATTATAGGCACAGGCTTAATCGATGCACTAAAAAATCTAGGAGAAGACACAAGCATCTCTGATCTTGCTTCTAATATGGAAAAGACAGCAACTTATCTTGCAGATGTTATTCGTGGCGTTGGAGTCCTTGCCGGGAAACTAAAGGACATTCCTGTTCTAGGTAACCTTAATGTAGGCATGATCCCAATCGTGGGTTCATATATTGAATTGCTTCGTAAGGCAGGCACTAAGACTGCTGAACTAACTTCAGCGGATAATGCTCATCTAAAGTCATTGCAAAATGCTTTCAAGATAACCACAAAGACTGTCGCTAGTTCTAAGGCTTTGACCAAAGAAACCACAGCACAACTTAAAGCAAAGCAATTACAGAACGCAATCGATAAGGCTAATTTAACTCTTAACAAGGCTTCTGATGTCTTCGACATGGACAAGATCCAGATTGCAGCAGCTCTGACCTCTCAAGCCGAGCAATTAGGCAAAGCAACTAATGGGGCACAGATCCTACAGATTGCTAATGACACAGCTCGTTTGAATGTCAAGAAGTCAATCCTTGCATTAGAAGATGCCATTGCCTCAAAGGATGAAGCAGCCATTGTCGCTGCTACGGCTAAACTCAACGAGGATCTCAAAATCCTTGGTGCTTTGACCAATCAAAAGACACAGATGGTTGCTATTGAATCTATTCTTAAAGGTTTAAAGCCTACTGAGTTAATTGATCAGGATAATCTTAATAAAGCACTTGCTTCTCTTTATGAAATGCTTGCATTGTTAGCCAAGATGTCATTGACAAAACTTGGCGGTACTGCTGCACCAAGCACAGCAGGTTTAGTGCCAGCAACTACTATTGCTCAGACTAATGCCAATGTTGCAGCCCTTGGCGGCGTAGTTACTCAGATCCAGCCTAATCTAAAGGAGTTCACTCCAGACACAGGCATGATCTCTGGCATCGGCCCTAATGGTCGTGAATACAATTACAGCGTGACTGTCAATACTGGCATTGGTGATCCTAATGCCATTGCAGAAGCTGTGAATCAAGTAATCCAAGATGCAGTAGATCGTGGCACTTTACGAGGTGGCGCGTACTAATGGCATGGCTTCCAGAGTGGCGCGTGACAGTAGGTGATGATGTCTATACGACAGTTACCTCTGTCTCTTTTGCATCTGGTCGTTTAGACATTGATCGCCAGCCAACAGCAGGTTACTGCCAAGTAGAAATTATCAACACAGATGGCTCACCCTTTACAATCAATGTCACAGAATCAATTCTGCTAGAGCTTAAAAACTCATCTGGCACTTATGTCACCGTATTTGGTGGCGAGGTCTCAGACTTTAATATTGGAGTCAGAAGTCCAGAGGAAACTGGCTTTATTACTACAGGCAAAATCTTGGGCATTGGCTCACTTGCTAAATTGACTAAGACCGTCTATAACACGGCACTTGTTGAGAGTTTAGATGGCGCACAGATTGCAGCCATTCTTGGAGCAGCTTTAAACCTTACTTGGGCAGAGGTCACTCCAACAGATACTTGGGATACCTATCCAGCCACACAGACTTGGACAGATGCCGAGTCCTATATTGGCACTATTGACTCAGGCTTTTACACAATGATTGCTGTAGCTGCATCGGCAACTGCTAAGTCTCAGACCCTTGCAGATCAGATTGCCGCTAGCGCATTAGGTCAGGTATATGAGGAAAAGGATGGAGATGTCTCTTATGACGATGCAGACCACAGATCTCAGTATCTCGCAGCAAATGGCTTTACTAACCTCGATGGCTCATATGCATCACCATCCTCTATCCAATCAACAACTCAGACTGCTCGCATCCGTAACAGCCTTATCTATCGTTATTCCACAGGATACGGAAGCACCTACAGTACCTCTGATACCGACTCTATAGCCTCTTACGGACTCTTTGAGCGTTCATTCGACTCTAACATTAAGAACCTGTCAGACATTACTTTAATTGGCAGTAGAGAGCTTGCACTGCGTAAGACTCCACGCGCATCATTGGGGGCGATTACCTTTCGTCTCGATAACCCAGACATGCCAGATGCCATGCGTAACTCTCTTATTGGTGTCTTTTTTGGTCAGCCTGTGCTAGTTACTAACCTGCCTTCTAACTTGTTAGATGGTCAGTTTGATGGCTTTGTTGAGAATGTAGCTCTACGCGCTACACCTAGTTTTACGGAGATTACGCTTTACATCTCAGCAACAGATTTCTCACTATCTACCACACAATGGGAAACAGTATTGCCAGCCTCACTAATTTGGACTGGCGTAAATGCTACACTTACATGGACAAATGCGACAGGAGCACTAACCTAAATGGCAACATCACCGAATTATGCATGGGCAGAGCCAGATAACTCTAGCCTTGTAAAAAATGGAGCAGCAGACATTCGCACATTAGGCGATGCCATTGATACATCTGTCTGGAATGTCGGCTTTGGTCAAGCTGGTAAGAATAAGATAATCAATGGTGACTTTAGAATCAACCAAAGAAACTTTACTAGCACAACGACTTCTGGTGCTTACGGCTTTGACAGATTTTTTGCTAACGCTGTAGATGGAACAACTACTTATTCGGCACAAACTTTTACTCCAGGAACTGCCCCAGTTGCAGGGTACGAAGGAGTTAATTTTGCGAGAGTAGCTTCTACTGGACAAACACTAGCTACGGCACAATCTAATCTTAGACAACATATTGAAAATGCAAGAACCTTTGCAGGACAAACAGTAACGGTTTCATTTTGGGCAAAAGCAGCTACAGCAACACCAAATGTAGCCATTGAACTCCAACAATATTTCGGTTCAGGTGGAAGCCCAAGCACTACTGTAAATTACAATCTTGGCAAAGTTACTTTGAGCACATCTTGGCAAAGATTTAGTGCAAGTATTGCGCTTACAAGTCTTTCGGGTATTACCTTTGGAACCAATAATGATTCTTCTTTATTGTTGATCCTTTGGACTTCTGCTGGTTCAAATTTTAATTCAAGAACTGGGACGCTAGGTATTCAAACTGCAACGATTGATTTCTGGGGTGTGCAGGTTGAGTACGGATCAAAGGCAACTCCATTCCAAACTGCAAGCGGTGGAAGTCTGCAAGGCGAATTGGCAATGTGCCAGAGGTACTACTGGCGAAAGAAAAGCAATGCAACCTATGCTTATGTTTGGGTAGGACAAGGAACAACTAGAAGCACAACTAGAACAATTTTAGGTGTGGATTTTCCTGTCAATATGCGAAGTGCGCCAACAATAAACACAAGCGGAACTTTTTTAGTAGCCGCTGGAACTGGGAATGTAACTGTGACAGGTTTTTCAATAAATCAAATTTGGGAAGGTGGCGAAGGCGGTTATCGCGGAATGGCGGTCAATGCTGATGTCGCTTCAGGTTTGACTGCTGGTGATGCAACTTTTTGTTATGCAAACAATGATGCTAATGCTTTTGCCGAATGGAGTGCGGAACTATGACCTATGAAAATTATCAAGATCCTGAAACTGGATTGAAACAAATAAAGAAATTCAATGATGACGGTTCAGTTTCAATTTTTCCTGCTGATGAATCAAACGCTGACTATAAGGCATACTTGAAGCGCGATGAAGCCGAGACTAAGTAAAGCTGCTTCACAACTTAGGGAGCAGTTCAATGATGCCTTCCCAGAGCGTGATCGTGCGAGTGATGGTTGGATCGCAGATGTACGGCACATGCGTGCTGGCAAGTCTGATCATATTCCAGATGCTCAGGGATGGGTTCGTGCTATCGACATCGATGCTGATCTCTCAGGCAAATCCAAGCCAGAGATCATGCCAGATCTTGCAGATGAGATTCGAAAGTATGCAAAGTCTGATAGCAAAAAAAGAATTGCTTACATCATTTTCAACGGCAGAATTGCCTCTCCTGTCCTCGGATGGAAGTGGCGTAAATACACAGGGGCTAACAAACACATCAAGCACGCGCATATCAGCTTTACGAAAAAGGCTGACAATGATGGTGCTTTTTTTCAGATACCTATGTTAGGAGCTAGTGATGTACGAATTGAAGAAGATGTCAGGATCTTGGGTAAGAGCCTTCCTTGCGGCTGTTCTCACACTTGCGGCATCGGGAGTGACTGACCCTAAAGCCCTTGTCTATGCAGGCGTAGCTTCTATCTTGCCACCGGTATTACGCTGGCTCAATCCTAAAGATGATTCTTTCGGAATGGTTGAGTAATGACACAGACTGATTTCTTTACTCTTTACATTGCCACGCTTGGCATCCTTGGTGGCTTGTCAGGCTTTGTCATAACACATTTGATGTCTGAGATTAAGCGACTTAATCAGCGTGTCGATGAGATCTACAACTTACTTCTAGAGCGATAATTTTGTCATGGCAAGAAAAGCAACTAAGAATCTAGTTGAGCAAGATTACTCAGCTCTTGATGCTTACTGCATTGGCATGTATGAGTTTGCTCAATCTCTAAAGCGAGCAGGCTTTGATGAGGAAACAGTCTTGGGAATCATCGTAGAGCGATCCGCTTACCCTGCTTGGATCTTGCCTGATCCAATCGAGCCAGAGCGTTTTGGCGATTACGAAGATGAGGATGACGATTAAGCGAATCGTTGTTGTATCGGACTTACAAGTCCCTTACCATGACAGGGTTGCAACTCGTAACCTTGCAAGCTTCATTACCAAGTTTAAGCCAGATCAAGTAGTCACAATAGGCGATGAGATTGACCTACCACAGATAAGCAAGTGGGAAGAAGGTCGCATGGGCAGTTATGCCCAGACTCTAGACGATGATCGCAATGAAGCTGTGCAGTTACTCTGGGAGTTAGGCGTTACAGACTGCATCCGCAGCAATCACACAGATCGCTTGTATAACATCATCATGGCTAAAGTGCCTGCCTTCGGTGCATTGCCAGAACTACGCTTTGAGAAGTTTATGAAGTTTGATGAGCTAGGCATTACCTTTCACAAGAACCCCATGGCTATTGCACCTAACTGGATTGCAGTTCATGGAGATCACACACCAATTAAGCCACAAGGGGGCTTATCAGCCCTAGAAGCGGCTCGTAGGCATGGCAAGAATGTCATCTCAGGTCATACCCACAGAGCAGGGCGTTCGGCCTTCTCAGAGGCCTCTGGGGGCCGTATAGGGCGTGTTCTGCATGGTGTCGAGGTAGGCAATCTCATGGACTTTAAACAGGCCCACTACACGAAAGGGTCGGCCAACTGGCAACAGGCTTTTGCCATCATGTATGTGCATGGATCTAAGGTTCAGGTCGATTTAATCAACATTGAGAAGGACGGCACATTCATTGTCTCTGGAAAGTCCTACGGCCGCCCTAGATAATCGTTATCGTTTCGTTACCTAAATCTTCTTGATTCGTCTGGCATTTATGCAACACTAAAGCCATGACAAACACAACGACACTAATCAAGGAAGAGTTTTGGACTCTAGTATGCGAAAAGCATGGCTTTACTTGCGATTTTAAGACTAAGAAGCAAGCTCTAGAGTGGAAAAACAATTCTTCTGTTTGGTGCGAAAAGTGTTGATTTTAACTACTAATGAAAAGGGCGAATAAATGTCAATACAAATGCCACTAATAATCATCTTGCTGGCAGCTAATGTTTTATGGTATATAGTTGGATGGTCACAAGGCTTTAATGAGGGCAAGCGCGAAGGCGTTGTAGTAGGCAAGAATTATCAGCGAGTAACACAAGATGCTCGCTAATGAAATCTTACTCTCAGCCACCGACACGATCCGCGACCGTGGGCTTTCATACGGTCACCCTGCAGATAACTTGCAACACACAGCAATGCTCCTCAGCGCATACTTACAGACACCAATTCACGACTATCAGGTGGCAGGTATCATGGTCTTGGTTAAACTTGCAAGGACTAATCAATCAGCGCAGCACATCGACAACTGGGTCGATCTATGCAGTTACGGAGCACTAGGCGGTCAACTCGCCACAGAGGAGAATGAGCTTTATGTTTAATTTAGCCGATTACGAGACAGTAGAGGTGAGACTTGAAAAGTTTATTAAGGATTATCCAGATTTTCGCATTGCAACGGAGTTGGAAGTTGTCGAGAAAGATCGATACATTGTTAAGGCTTATTTATTTAAGACTTCTACGGATAGCGTTGCATGGACGACAGGATACGCTGAGGAAAAAGTTACTGATCGAGGCGTTAATAGCACTTCAGCATTGGAGAATTGTGAGACTTCAGCAATTGGCCGCAGCCTTAGCGCTGCAGGTTATGCAGCTAAGGGAAAAAGACCTAGCCGCGAAGAAATGAGCAAGGTAGTCACGCAACGCGTTACTAAACCAGCGGTACAAGATCTGGTACAAGCGATTAAAGCAGCGGATCAAGAGCCAGCAGAGCAGGACTATTGGACTACGCCAGTCAATGAATACATCAAGGTAGTAGATGCTCCAGTCACGCTTGAAAAGGCTATGGAGAACATTGCAGCAGTAATGGGAACAGAAGAAGCTGCTGAAGTACCACAGTGCAAGCATGGATCTATGGTTTGGAAAACTGGACACAGCGCAAAGACTGGCAAAGATTGGTATGCGTATCAATGCACAGCTCTTGGACATGCAGGCTTTGAAGGTAAATGCCCTGCAATCTGGTATGAACTTAAATCGGATGGAAAACTAGGACCACAGAAGGCGAGAGTATAATGGGTCATGTTGGAATCAAGATCAATGGTGAATGGCTTGACCTTATGTCAGCCTTCATCGCTTGTCAGCTCTGCAATGAACCAGTTCAGATCAAAGATTTAGAAAATATCTCATCTGACTCAGTCAATGGAGTTGTCACATGGCAATGTGCAAAATGCACAGCAGTTAATGGATGAGAAAGAACAGCTTCTAATTTTTCTAATATTGTTTTTATTCATTGGTGGCATTGCTCTGGGTTACATGGCCCATGGCTAATAGCAGACGCAGTAGAGGTTTCCGCACAGAACGCGTAGTAGCTGAGTACCTATCGACTTGGTGGCCGGGCGCATGTGTTGGAAGGGGTAGTGGCAAAGACTGCATCAATGTACCGTTCGATGTTGAGGTAAAAGCCCGCGCTGGATTTCAACCATTGGCTTACTTGAAGCAATTAAAGGCTCGGACATCTGTTTCGGGGCAACTCGGATTCGGAGTCGTAAGACTTAATTCGCAAGGAGAAGATGCTGCCGAGTATTGTGTAGTCATGCGATTAGGTGATCTTCTGCCACTACTCATTTTGAAATACGGTCACTTAGACAATCAACCTACAGAGGCAGACATAGACCGATGCTCTGGATGTGGGTCATACATGATCAGGAGATGCTTAACTTGCCAACCTATGATTACCGATGCCAATCCTGCAATCTATCTCAAGAAGTCACTCATGGATTCGACAGTAGACCAATAGTGCCATGCCAGTTATGCAATACTCCAATGACTAAAGGCTTTAGTGCCTCAGCTATACATTTCAAGGGCAAGGGATGGGGCAAAGATGGCAAGTAGGACTAGATGGGGAAGCATAAGAAAACTTCCATCGGGTAGTTATCAATCTAGATGGATGCAAGATGGTGAACAAATTTATAAGACATTCCCTACATTATTTCTGGCTCAAAAGTTCTTAGAAGCTAAAGCAAGAGAGTTAGGCAAGGACTGGTCTCAATATAAAGTAGCCAGAGGTAAGAGAATTAGGTCTTATGGAATAAGTGAAAACGAGTTTGACCAAATGATGATAAATCAAGAGGGTAAGTGTTATATCTGCAAGGGTGACAATGGCTCTATTGCATTGTGTATAGATCATGACCACCTAACTGGAAAAGTAAGAGGCTTGTTATGTAATAAATGTAATAGAGGGTTGGGCTTATTCTCAGATGATCTTGTATTACTTAAAAGAGCTATGAATTACCTAATCGATGGGGTTATACCGGCAAAGGATGAAACAGTCTATGAGCCTCTAAGATTGGTTCAATAGTTATCCACAGAAGTTATCCACAGGGTAATAGATTGGAGTCTCAATGAAGCGACACACCGCTCTGACCAGCACTTATGTAAATGGATTTGACAGCAATGGTACGCTAACGGCGCAGAGCCTCTCAAAGGCTCACCGCAAGCCCTTCAGGGGCGTAGCTTGCGGGGTGCTAGTAGCTATTGGGATATCTCTATTGCTACCGTATGAAGCAGGCTCTACAAATCTAAATGATGTATCTATGACTCCTAAGCAATATGCATATTACTCATTAGGAGATGTTAAACAATACAAATGCATTGCAGCTCTATATGGTAAAGAAAGTGCTTGGAACCCTAAAGCAGTTAATGGTAGTCATGCTGGTATTCCACAAGGTAGATCTAAATGGCTACTAACAGCTACACCAATACAGCAAGTAGAGTGGGGCTTACGCTACATTAAGCATAGGTATGGAACACCATGCAAAGCCCTCGATCATTGGAAGCAATTTAATTGGCACTAGATAAGTTAAACAGCAGACGCTATCGCGAGCAGCGACAGCGTGTGTTCATGCGTGATGGCAGAGCTTGTCAATTGTGTGGTACAGATGAAGGTGAGATGCACATCGATCACATCATCCCACGCAAAGCAGGAGGAGACCATAGCTTAGATAATCTTCGTGTGTTATGTAAGTCATGCAACCTACGCAAGGGTGCGCTCAATGAGGGCGTTTTTTTAGCACAGACGGCTACCCCCCCTGTCTTTCTCGACTATATCTCCCCGATGCAGTCCGAGACGATGCTGGACAGTCCTTTTAAGACCCGACCAGATCCAGATCAATGACAACTAAGCCCAGAAAGTCCAAAGCCCTACGAGGGGCAACTAAACCAAGGCTCCACAGCCCACTTCTCAAGGGAGAAAACAAGCTGCAAGATGTCAAGGATCTCTGTCAGATCGTCAAGATGCCTTTGATGCCTTGGCAGGAGTTCGTTCTTAAGGACATGCTCACTATTGACAAGAAGGGCATGTGGATTCGTAAGACAAACCTCATTCTGGTTGCTCGGCAGAACGGCAAGACTCACTTAGCGCGTATGCTGATCCTTGCTCACCTTATCAAGTGGAATACCAATGTCCTCATCATGTCCTCTAATCGAAGCATGGCTCTGGACACCTTTCGACAAGTAACTTACCTATTGGAGACAAATGACCACCTTAAAGGATTCGTTAAACAGATCCGACACGCCAACGGAACTGAAAGCATTGAGATGTTATCTGGAGCAAGGCTTGATGTTGTCGCAGCAACTAGAGACGGCTCTCGCGGTAGATCAGTCAATGGATTGCTCTACATCGATGAGGTCAGAGAAATCACAGAAGATGGATTTAGAGCTGCTACTCCTACGACTAGAGCTCATCCAAACTCTCAGACGCTTCTTACCTCTAATGCAGGAGACGCTTTCAGCACTGTCCTTAACGACTTACGAGAACGAGCTATCGACTATCCGCCAAAGTCTTTTGGATTCTATGAATACTCAGCCCCTCAATACTGCAAGATAACTGATCGCAATGCATGGGCTTTGGCTAACCCCTCATTGG